TCATGCGGCAGGGAGCGGGTTTTCCAGCGGGTTGAAGCGCACCGCATCGCTCAGATAGTCCGGTGCAAAGTGGGCATAGGTCATCGTCTGCTGGATGTTGTGATGGCCCAGAATTTTTTGCAACGCGAGGATGTTGCCCCCGGACATCATGAAGTGTGATGCAAAAGTGTGCCGGAACACATGCACCGCTTGCCCTGCTGGCAGATCCGGCGCCACGGTTTTGAGCACGTCACGCACCAGCAGATAGTCGAGGTCACGAAACAGCGGGCCCCGGTTCACCCCGTTCGTTATCTCCTGGCACAGCTCGGCCGAGATCGGCACGGTGCGGTTCTTGCCATTCTTGGTGTTGATGTAGGTCACCCGACTGGCCAGCACATCCTCGCGGCGCAGATTGGCCGCTTCACTCCAACGCGCTCCCGTGGCCAGGCAGAGTTTGACCACTTTCAGGTTATCCCCTGATAGCGCAGCCAGAACGTCCTTGATCTCTTCCTGGGTCAGGTAGCCCATCGACCGCTCCACCAGTTTGACCTTCTTCATCTCTTTGAGCGGGTGCTCATGATGGTAATGGCCGAGATCGGTGAGCACAGAGAACACCCCGCCCAGCATCTCCTGCTCACGGTTCACCGTCTTGGGCTGGCGGCCAGCCTGCAGACGCTGCGCCCGGTACTCGGAGAACAGCGCCCGGGTCAATTGCCTTGCCAGCGGATGGCGTAAAGCAGCATCTATATTGTGGAGTTTCTTGCGCACCGCCTCCCCTGCTTTCAGGGTCTGGCCATGGTAACGCCACCAGAGTTCGATGAGCTCAGAGAGCGGCCGGTTGTCTGCTGGGCGATCAACCCACTCTTTATTATGCTCGGTGGCGATCACCCAGCGCTCAAACTGCTGAGCCTCGGACTTGGTCTTGAAGCGCTTGCGGATCCGCTTGCCTTCCCTCCCCTGCGGGCGGATATCGACCAGGTACCCCTCGGGCGTGGACTTGATGCTCATCGCACCTCCTTATATAGGCAAGCTGTGACAACAGCCCGGCACCAACCACGTGGCATGATTCCACCTCTCCTTTTTGCAGGCACTAATCGCCCAACGACAAACTACTGTATTTATACACATACACTCAAGGTGGTTGGCCGTGTTTAACTGGGGGAGCGCTATACATGGGGGTGCGCGTAGCAACGATTGCCATACTCCCGGCTATCTCCAGAGCGGCGGCATATGCGTCCAAATGAGGGGCGCAATAATAGTGGTGGGGGTGTAACTGGCGACGGTATCGGCGGTGGGACCTACATTGCCTAATACCCCATTGGGCATTCAGCATACCGAGGGCCCCCATCATCCTATATGATGCCGGAGATGGGAGCTCTAAATAATCAATTACTTCAAGGAAAGCATATGCTTAATAAATTCTTGGATTTCATTTGGCATGTTCTTAGCAAATCCATCAGTTTCCATTGTGCCTTTAATATCGTCTTGCACCAGTTGCTGATGCTTAATAAAATCATTCCATTTTTCATCGTTACACTTGCTATTTCTTCTGATTTCATTTTCAAAACCTGCCTCTAATATATCTTCCATATAGTACCCACTTAAAGAGGATATTGCAGCAATGAAAATACTATCGATTAAATTGGTGGGCTTATCAGGCCAAGTTCCCTTTAGCTCTATATAATATTCTTCCATTTTCCAAGAGTTAATTATTGCATAAGATGATAATGCCATCCCAGCAATTGACGTGTAATACATATATAAATAGCGTCTAATATTTGCGTTATCAGTGCCATCGTGCTCTCTTAATTGGTCGAAACTTGATAGCATTGTAAAAATTCTTTCATGTTGTTCTTTGATCGGAGCAATTCCTCTCTGTACTGACGCATCCAGCGAAGCATGAAGATCCTCCAACTGCTTCATTATTTCTGGTAATCTAATCAGTGAGCCATTTATTTTTTCTGTCGATTCGTTGACGTCTCCGACAATATTCTGAAGTCGATGAACTTCTCTGGAGATTATTTCAGATGATGTTTGCTGACTAGTGGACTGAACAAATGAATATATTATCGCCAACACTGCCAATATTGTGGAAACTAATGTCCCGGCAAAAGAAACGTACCCAACCATTTCAACTGAAGCCATTGCTTTTGTAGAACAAAAATGAATAATCCATTGAATGGATATAATCAATGCAATTAGCATCCACCACTCTCTTGTTTTAAATCTATCTTTATCTTTGCTGCTCATTTAAAACCTCGAATAAATTATTTTTATATTTATTAAAAAACATTAAAATTATGATGAGATTCTAACCCAGTCTTCTTCATTGATGATCTGTATATCTTGCCCTTTTTCCTTCGCCTTTATGGCTGCTTCAATCTTGCGACCATGGCTGGTGAACATCCAATCACGACTAGCCAGGCTGCCTACGATCAGCACATCGAGGTTCGTAGTGACACCTTTCACTGGCGAAGCACCAAGCAACTTGGCCTGCTGTTCCAGATTATGGCGGGTATCGGAAAGAAACTTTCCTGTGAAGCAGACTGTTTTACCTCGAAGACTAATAACATTGCCATCGGCAAAGAACTCTGTCGCCATCCCTGCAGCAAGACCTGATTCTGTGAAGCGCTGCCCGGAAATCTGCTTGACCAGTTCTAACAGATCTTCGCGCTCATCTTCAGTGATTTCGCCATCAGCCAGAATATCATTGAGGCGGTTGAACAGCAGGCTACCCGGCCATGAGGCCAGCAGGTCACGATGCTTGAGCAGCAGTGAACTAAGAGCGTGCACCTCTTGTTCCACGATGTTGCTGTCGGCACTGATACCCTGCAGGAAACCAAGCAGCATGTTGACCAGCGCATCCATGTTGTCGTGCTCAATCTCGTTGTATTGCAGCACATCATTGAGCAGGTTCAGCAGGTCTTCTTTCTCATCTGCTGTGATGATCCCATCTTCGAGAACGTCGTGGATAAGATCTTGAATATCGAGGAAATCGCCATCTTTTTTGAACTCGGAGTCCGATTTCAACCAAGTGGCCATAAAGAGAACTTCAGTGTCGTTAAGACGCTGATCGGCAGTGAGGCCGCTCAAGATACCGTGAAGGCTGATCAGGGCTTTTTGCTTATTGCGCTTGTAACCAAATGACTTTGGCACATCATTGAACTCTGACATGTTTTCTCCCTAAAACGTCTCTGCCGCTCAAGCATGTCGTCCATTGTTATGTGGGTCTGGGCGTGGCTATAAGCTGGCAACGGATATAAAAACAGGGCGCATTAGCGCCCTGTTTGTCTTTTTCTATATGACCTGTGTTCTACCATCACGCCGATGATCTGGATGTGTTGCCGGTCGGAATGCATGGTGGGGTAATCGTCATTGAGAGGGACCAGCTCAAACACCTCTTGTCCGCTCTCGTCGATGCCGCGGGGCCGGTACTTCTTGAAGGTGGCCTCTTCGCTGCCGTTCTTGGCCACAACAAAATCCCCTGGTTGGGGCGCTTCGTCAGGGTCAACGATGATGAGGTCGCCTTCCTTGAAGAAGGGTTCCATCGACTGGCCACGCAACCAGAGGCCGAAACCACAAGGGCCGACATCCACCCCCGCCGTCACATACTCAACGTTGCCATCGAAGGCAGTGGCCTGTTCACACATCTCGTGCCAGTGGCCGGCCTGAACATAGCTCAACACAGGCACGCGCGTACCTTGCGGGATCACGGCCGGTTCGACGTTGTGATATCCAGGCATCACCTCTGGTGCAGGCTGTCCCCTCGCCTCCCCGTCCCCAGTCAAAAGCCAGTCAACAGTGACCCCCAGCGCAGCAGCTAACTCATTGAGATAGCGACCATTAGGCGTGTTCTCTCCCCGCTCCCATTGACTGATGGAAACGCGTGATACACCGACTCGTGAGCCGAGAATTTCTTGGCTATATCCGAGTCTCTTCCGTGTCTGTTTGATGCGTTCATTTATTTTCATGTAAGCAATCTTACAAGTTGCTTTCGTAGGATTTCTTGTCTTTTTTGTAAGTTTTTCCTTGCAATCATGATTCACCTAGCTTTACATTTGCTTTCGAAAGTAAACCTTACAAGGTGATAGAAATGAAGAAACAAGATGCAATTGACCACTTTGGTGGGGCAGCAAAATTGGCCCAAGCGCTGGGCTGTAAGCCACAAGCCATTTCTCAATGGCGTGACCATGTTCCCCAAGGCCGCGCCTACCAGATCGAGGTGCTGACCGGCGGCAAATTGAAGGCCGGCGCGCACAGCACCCCGCAACAACCCACCCCCTGTGTTTGAACCCCCTGAGAAGGATTCATCATGGTTACTCGAACCAAACCCATCCGTATCCCCAGCGATGTGAGCCAGTTGCCGCTTGATTACCCCTTTGGCAATCGCGTCAGCGAAAGCCTGGAGGAGTACGCCAAGCGTCAGGGCTTAACGATTGGGGCCGTTAAAAAGCGCGCCGATCGCGGCCAGTTGCCCATCTTGCAAGACGGCCCGGGCGCACCTCGCGAGGTTAACCTTTACGCCCTGTTCCTGCAGGCCCGTTATCAGGCCGAGCGCTACGTCACCATGACGCTCGCGTGAACCTGCCAACACCATAACGGGTCAAGGAGAGCCTCGCATGTTTACCGAATACGCCAGCAAACATCCGCACTGGATAAGCGCCTGCCAACGCTTTGCCGCCAGTCACAACATGGCCGAGATCGCCCAGCGGGCAGGCATGAATCCGCAGCTCCTGCGCAACAAGTTAAACCCCGATCAGCCCCACGAACTGACGGTGGCCGAGCTGATTGCCATCACCCAGGCGAGTGACGGCGATGAAACCCTATTCGATGGCGCCCTGTTTGGCTGTGGCTTGACGGCCGTTGCCATTCCCCAGGCAGAACGGGCCCCTTCCCTGCCCCATCAGGCCATCGATCTGAACGCCAAGATTGCCAGCATTGGCCAACGCGCGCTGGAGCTGACCGACCGCGGCCGGATCACCCGCTCGGAGCGCAACACCCTGGTGAGCGTGGCCACCTCGGCAATGGGATCGCTCGCCATCTTGATCCACGACATCGAGGCCCGCTTTCAGGCGGTGCCCGCCCTGGCCTGCGCATCAGACATCCTGATGCAGGCCGCGACCATGTGAAGGGGAAACCACCATGCAACGCATTGAACATGAACAACGCAATTTGGCGGGCCTGACGCCCACCGAACAGCTCGCCATGAATACCGCCGGCTGCCTGCTGTTGCGCGAGCTGTTCAGCAAGACACGCTCAAGTCTGGATAACGACTGGCTGGCACTGAGCCAGACCAAGAAAGCGGCCATCTGTGCCATTGCACGCCAGCCACGGGGCGAACTGATGACCGCCACCCTGTCAGCCCTGCCCCATGCACAGCGTGAGGCGATCAGGCTGGCGGTGATCGCGCTGGAGTATCAGAAAGCCTTTCACGGCGGTTGTGACAGCAAAGTCTGGCATCCGGCACTGAACACCAGATCCATCGGGGATATCGAGAGGGAGAAGAAAGAGAGAGCGGCAAAGCTTCGCTTGAAGCGCGCCGTGCTGGCGGCAAGCCAGATGACCGGGCAAGGCCCGCGCCCTATCGGGCAGTAAAAAGCCCGCATAACGGAGCGGCAACTCCAAGCGGGCCTCTATCAACAACTATCAAGGAAGTCGACATGGCAACTTTAGCGATCCCCTGCGCCCTGCGCAACCTTCGCATCCAGCAACGCAAGCTGACGGGCCGCTATGGCACCCGTCTTAGCCAACACCCTGACGGGATTGCGCTTATGGAACGCACCACCGCACTGGCTTGGGCTTCTCTGTTCAGCCGCATCAATCCCTGCACTCTTTCACAAGGAGCCTGACCATGCACACCCAACCAACCCAGATCAACCTGCTCAACCACCATGCGGCCAAGCGCCTGCGCCAGTTGCGGGAGCAGTTGAAACTGAGCCGTCCCAAGTTTGCCGATCAGCTCGGTATTCCAGCCACCACGCTCAAGAACTATGAGCTGGGATACCGCGAGATCGGCGGCGGTCTGTTCCTGCTGATCGCCAATCACCCGGATCTGAAACACCACTGCGATTGGTTGCTGACTGGCATCGCCACGCCGGAGGTGCAGGCATGAGCCGGATCTTTCATCCCATATCAGAACAGGAGGCACTGGCCCGGGCGGCAGAGCTGCCCCTTAACCTCGCCAGATTAACCCGTATGCGTTTGCGCGGGTCGGAAGGGCGCAACCTGCGTGCTCAGGGCAAAACCAGCCAGGGCTGGCACCAGCTCTTTGTCACCTTGAACCGGAGGGCCTGCCCATGAGCGATGCAATCAAGATTGCCCGTCAGGCCCCCAAGCTCGTCGAAGGACTGCTGGCCGACATGTTCGCGGCCAACGCTGAAGATAACCGCATCGCCCTGGGCGGGATTTACTCCGGCCAGCAATACATCCAGCTCCAACTGGTCGCCACCTGCAATCCGGCCGCCCTGCTGGATGACGACAGCGGTGAGGACGATGACGAAGAGGGGCCAGCCATGGCCCCGACTCATGGCCCGCTGGTCACTCACTGGCTGGCAGCCCGCGCCGAGTTTATCGCCGCCGGTGGTGAAGCCCGGGGGGATAGAGACATCGCCCGGGAGCTGCTGGCGCTCGGTGCGGTGCGATCCGTCTATTGGCTGGCACTGGGCCAGGGTGAAACCGCCCTGGCCAGGGAAATCGGCGACTGGTGGCACGAGTGCGCCCCGCTGCACGGACAAGGTGAGGTGATCCAATGACTCATCACCTGCAACAGGAACTGGCCAGCCTGATGCACCGCTGGCAAGAGACCTATCGGGAAGACGCAGCGCGGCTGCGTCTTTATCAGAAGGAGCTGGCCAATGCGCGCCGACTGCCTGCCCGCCCTCGGGCCAGTATCACGCTGTTACTGCGCCAGTGTGCGGCAGCCCGCCGAATGAAAGACCATGCGCAGCAGCGCATCCAGGGCTGCCAATCCCGCATCACCTTGTTATCTGGTACCGCCATCTAATGAGTCGAACAACCACCCGGCTGCCGCTGTCGAAAAGGACACTGCGGCAGCGCATCGATACCCTTTCCAATGCTCTGCCCGGCGTCAATCTTGACGCCGCTTTCGTTGGCGTCCCCGGCCAATCTGATCTGGCGTGGGCCGTGCAAGTTCTCGATGGCCTCTCCCCCCAGCTCAGCCTGACTCTGTTCAAACAATACGTGCGACGCCGCAAAGATGGCAGCACCCGCCATGCCCGCAATGGCAACATCTGGCTTCGTGAGCGGACCAAGCTGGTGCGCAACCTTATCCAGGCCCTGCCAGTTGACCCGCAGGCCTTGCGCGATGAAGAGAGCCGCAAGCGGGTGGCACATCAGTTTGCCAACCAGACAGCCGCCATCTGGCACAACATCGAGCAGGGCATCAAAGCCGGCGATGAGCCGGATCTGCTGCTGACATGGGAAGCCATCCGCCAGCCTGCCGACCAGTGGGGCTTTATTGGGGAGTTGCCCGAATTCAAAACCGAGGAGGTGCGTGATAACTGGATCCTGAGCGTGATGGTGCGCCTTCTCTCTGCCAAGTGGTGGGAAAAACGCATCAACCGCACCTGGGACCGACTGCAGGAGCACATTAACATCGTGCTCGGGAAGGTGCGCAAGGGGGTGTCGGCGTATGTGTCGAACGCCACCATGAAGGTGGTGCGCGAGCGCAAGCGGGCCATGATGCGCTGGCTGTCCGAGTCGGAGGTGATGAACACCCAGCATGACCTAGTGATCTCTATGAAGGATTGCTGGGAGGCCAGCAACGCCAACCCAGTCAACCGCCGCAACGAGATGATGGTGCGGATGCGCGGCTTTGAGGATTACGCCGAAGAACAAGGGCATGTGGGGGTCTTCTTCACCTGGACGGCCCCTTCCCGCTTTCATGCCTGGACACAGAAACACGACGGCAAGACCGTAGAGAACAAACGCTATGAAGGGGCAACGCCGCGGGAAACCTGCGCTTATCTGGCCAAGCTATGGAGCCTGACTCGGGCCGCTCTCAAGCGGGCAGATACCCCCGTCTACGGCTTTCGGGTGTGCGAGCCACATCACGATGGCACCCCGCACTGGCACATGCTGCTCTTTATGCGTCCTGCCAACAAATGGCGGGTAATCAGCACCCTGCAGCGCTATGCCCTCACCGATGATCATCAGGAGCTGGTGCGCGATATCCAGGGGCGCCCGCCCTTCACCGACATAACTCCACGCTTTGACTGGAAAGAGATAGACCCGGCTAAGGGCGACGCCACCGGCTACATCGCCGCCTATATTGCCAAGAACATCGACGGTGAGCATGTGGATGGTGATCAGGAGTCTGACACTCCAGCTGATCAAGGGGCCCAGCATGCATGTGCCTGGGCCAGCTGGTGGGGGATCCGCACCTTTCAGCAAATCGGCGGCGCCCCTGTCGGGGTCTGGCGCGAACTGCGCCGCATCAGCAACGCCAAGAAGTACGGCGATCTGGTGGGCCCACCCAAGCCCGTGCTGCAAGACCCACGCTTTGAGGCCGCCCGCTTTGCTGCGGATAACGGCATCTTCCGCTGCTACCTGCAGGCCATGGGCGGCGCCCTGGCGACCCGGGCCGAACACCCCATCAAGTTGGCCCACCTCATCGAGGAGCAGGCCAACGCTTACGGCGAAGACATCAAGCGCCTGATGGGCCTGCACACCGCCCGCCTGGGTGTACGCACCCGTTTGACCGGGTGGGAAGTGGTGCCTGCCGGTACCTTCGAGGCCACCAAGGCCGCCGAGGGTTCGGCTTGGGGTGTTGGGGTTAAGACGGGCGACAGCCCGGCACCTTGGAGCTCTGACAATAACTGTACGCGGCCAGAATCTGATGCCTTCGCAAACCAGATCATGAGGGAACAATGGGGGTTATCGACCTTCTCCATCGACCGCTTGCGGGCTGGTGCCAGTGTCACAGCGGACGGTTTCACCCTCTGGCTTGAGAACGGGCAGGTGCAGTCGTGCCGAACGCTACCAAGTGAACCGGATTGGCAACCAGCTGGCCAGTATCCCGCAGAACAGGGTCAGCCGGATGAGTACGCTGTACCGGAAGGCGATCCAGACTGGTCGATGCTGGTTGAGCTGTGCGGCGAGGTCTATCAGGCACAAGGCCACGCAGGGGCGCACCGCTGGATAGAGATGCTGCCAGAGCCATACCAGTCAGAGATGTGGCGGGTGCTGGAGGGACTGGATACGCCGCAGTGGCTGCAAGAGCAGGACGACTACAGCAACAAATGAGAATTAGCATTAGGAGTCCATTAGCCACAACCAATGAGGCCTATCGAATACATCTAGACAACTCACACATGTCAGTAATATTATGAAATTTAAGTAGATTTTATGTCGCACTGACTTAAGTCATATTGTTCTACATTAGTGTTAGTGCCTATATAAAAACCGAAACTGATTTCAACCTAATTACTATTAACCACCACCATTTAATATTGAGTTAGAGGTGTAAAATTGAGTTCACCAATATTAGAAACTCTTCCTGCATTACATGTAACTGTGATTGGTGTAGTTGCAGCCTTCTTTTCTGCTTTCGCTATTTATGCGTATCAGAAAGTGAACGAAGCAAAAGAAAACCTAGATGAAGCTATAAGTCAGAGCAAATCTATTACAACACCTGATTTAATAATGCTCAGTGCTGACAATGCATATTTGAATAAGGATGGGAGTTTGAACTGGGACGATAGAGGTAAGGACACATTACGTAGAGCGACAACGCTATATTCATATTTAGAATATGAGGAGAATTATGGCGTATCACGAAACTTTTCCCATAAAGAACCTAATCCAGAAGAAGTGATTTCACTATGTAACGACCTTTATTCTCTTTTAACAACCGTCTTTACCACCTACCCATTTTGGAATGGAAAACTTTTTTATAATCAGGAGCAAATGAATGCCATCGTCCCATTGTGCTCAAAGGAGGTTGACTCTAAGCGTGTTCAAGAAATGCATAGGATTGTTTGGCATTTGAATACGACTTGGAGAAGAAACAAACGTTCTCTCATGGTACTAGCAAGTCGCGGGATGGAGTTTACTTTCCAGCAGGAATTGAAAGAACAGACTGAGAGGTTTGAATTCTATGAGGTAAATATACCAAGCCCAGCACCTAAAAGTGAGCAAGATAGGATCTGGAAGCAATTCTACGAGCCGGACATTAATAATGTAACAGACTTTCAAAGTATTTTCTCTAATTACTTCGAAAAGTCTCAAATAGTTGAAAGAGATGTTATCCCATTACTTTCCGCCTCGATATCTAGCTTCAACACTTATAATGAAACATTTAGAGTTAAAGAAACAACTCTCACAGTCATTAGACTTATAGTATATAATATGATATTTGGTGTATTGCTTCCTTTGGTGACTTTAAATTTACTGGTTGGCGTTAAATTCGATTGGTCGAATTTCTGGTTTAGTGCATTTGAGTACTTTGTTCTATTTTCCACAATGCTTCCATATCTATGGTCATGTAAATTTCTATCTGACAAGATAAAGAAATTAAGTTTCCATTAAAGGCCGTGAAATTATAGGGATGACTGACAGCGAGTGATGTTTTACTATGCGTTTCAATTTAGTGTTTAAGGTGATTCCCAGTCGTTACGCGTTCATAAAAAAGACTTGGTAAATCTTCGCTTTGAAGTTTTATCGAGAACTTTCATAATCAAACAAAACGCCAGCAGCTTAAACACCATTATTAATTTCACTCTGAATCAAGGTGCACTTCTATTACCTATTGGTCTCCCCCCTTTTTCGCTGATTTAAGAAACTCTATTTATAAAACCTTCATTAGTATAGTGGCCTTTCTACAACATATAATTCAATCCGTCCAAATGTTCGCTTAGAGCACTAGGATAGGTTAGGGCCCACCCTTATATAAACATGAAGTCAAGAAAAGACCTCACAAGCAATTATTGCAGGTGTTATTTCGCCTCCAGTCCTTTCAGTATCAACTTTTCCCCTGGCATCGGCGACCCACTCAAACTCAGCCCAGCTGGTTTTGGTCTTGGCCGAGGGACTTACAGTATGGGCGAACGACAAAGTGCTGCATCTGTGCAATGACAATAATGGATATCAAACAGATCACTTCACCACCGGCAGCTCGCCGAGCGCGGTGGTATAGCGGGGGCTTAACTGCTCCCGCTTCATCATCCACTCCCGGGTGTCACGGCCGCGGGCTGCGAAGTAGACCTTCCCCAGCCGCCCCTGGTTGATCTTGTCGATGACCTGCATCAGCGCCTCGCTGCGCGGGGATTGCTGCTGTGCGGCGAACAGGTCGCCCTGCTGCATGCTGGCGGGGGTGAAGTCGGCCAGCATGACGCCCCCTTTCTGGTATCGCTGCTCATCGCGCCAGATCCGGGGGAGGAGTTCCGGGATCAGAGCCAGCAGCGCCCGGGTGTCATGGGTGGGCGTGGCCAGCTTGGTGCTCACCTGGTTGCCGTAATAGGGCTCCCGGTCGCTGAACGGGCTGGTGCGAATGAACAGGGTCACGTGCCGGCAGCACATCCCCTCCCCCCGCAGCTTTTCGGCGGCCCGCTCCATGTAGCCGGCCAGCGCCTGGTGCATGGGGCCTATTTGGGTGATGCGCTCGCCGAAGGAGCGCGAGCAGATGATCTGCTGCTTGGCCTGGGCCTCCTGTTCCAGCTCGGCACAGGGGATCCCTCGCAGCTCCTGTACCGTGCGCTCGACCACTACGCCATAGCGGCGCCGCAGCGCCTTGGGGTCAGCGGATACCAGGTCAGCCACCGTCTTGATGCCCTGTGCCTCCAGCTTGGCGGTGAGCCGCCGGCCAATGCCCCATATCTCGTCCACCGGGGTGATCGCCATCAGCCGGGCGCGCCGCGCTTGATCCCGCAGATCCACCACACCACCCGTGGCGGGCCACTTCTTGGCGGCATAGTTGGCGAGCTTGGCAAGCGTCTTGGTGGGGCCGATGCCAACCCCCACGGTGAGCCCCGTCCACTGCTGCACCCGCTCGCGGATCTGGCGACCATAGGCCACCAGGTCGCCCGCCCAGGACTCGCTCAGTTCGATGAAGGCCTCGTCGATGCTGTAGACCTCCACCGCCGGGGCCATCCCCTCCAGAATGGTCATCACCCGGTTCGACATGTCGCCATAGAGGGCGTAGTTGCTGGAGAACCAGACCCCGCCCATGGCCTCGAAGAACTGGCGGATCTGGAAGTACGGCACCCCCATCTTGATGCCGAGCGCCTTGGCCTCTGCCGAGCGGGCCACCACGCAGCCATCGTTGTTGGAGAGCACCAGGATGGGCCGCCCCTTCAAGTCGGGGCGAAACAGCCGCTCGCAACTGGCGTAGAAGTTGTTCACGTCGACCAGGGCGACGGCGCAACGCTTGTTCATGGGCTGTCCACCTGGTGCACGACAAAGGCCACTACACCGAAGATTTCCAGCTCCTGCCCATCGTTGAAATGGATGGGGTGATAGGCCCGGTTGCCAGGGAGCAAGGCGACGGTGGGCTCAAGCTGCAGCTTCTTCACCGTGAACTCGCCATCCACCGCGGCGACCACCACGCTACCGTGGCGCGCCTTGCGGCTGCGGTCGACGACCAGCAAGTCGCCATCGCGGATCCCGTGGTCGACCATGCTGTCACCGGCCGCCCGCACAAAGTAGGTGGCCGCCGGGTGGGCAATGCACAGCTGATTAAGATCGATTGTCTGCTCGGTGTAGTCCTGTGCCGGCGACGGAAAGCCACAGGCCACCGGGGAAAGAAACAGAGGGAGCTCCAACAAGGGAGCATCAGGGGCGGGTTGAGCAAACATGGGGGCTACCTCAATTGACTGTATAAAAACACAGTATAGCGACCAACCCAGAGAGGATCACCGCTCTGCGTTTGACTCTGCTATCAATCCAAAGTGGTACTGCAAAAAATGAGAAATGTGACCAGTAACTCACTATGAAACATGACCAGACTCATTTGTGCTGACAATCTACAACAAGCAACGTAATTTATTATTTGGAAAATCAGTGCTATTTCCTGAGTAAGCACCGATATGAAAAAGATATCTTTATATATAATCAATGAGGTAAAAAAATGACTAATAATCTGATATTTGCACTTAGTCGATATGAATCTATAAAAACAATATATGATGAGTTTATTGCTAATAATTTAGATTCATTAAATAAAATAAAAGGCTTGCATGTACAAAAACTAGAAGATAGCAACTTTCAGTTGACCGCCCTGAATAAAAAAATAGAGTGCGAGTTTTCCTTTAAATCTGATGATGGTAATTATTATGGAGTGATGATTTTTTCTATGATTACTACTTTGAATGATATAAAGCAGGGTGAGCTACTACGCGAATTCTGGATTGATCATCTTGGGAATATTCATCATGGGTCTGGAAATGGATATGCAAAATATTCAGTTAGCAATGATGGCGCCTTGGATTACTGCGTAACAGAAGTGCTGGAAGAATTGGTATTAAAAATATAGCTCTGCCTTTTAATGGTCAACATTGTAATATATACATTTGCTCGCATGGAGCACCAATGATTTTTATGAGGTGATTGGATGGATAGTGAGAGTCGTTTTCTACTATATATAGACATCCTAGGATTTACAGAAATGACTAAGCATGAACCCAGGAAGGTGGCTCGTGTTTATTCAATACTTGATAAATTAAATGTCCATAAGCACAATGCATTCAAAACGATAGTTTTTTCAGATACAATCTTAGTCTATAATCCTGAGATCGCTAAAACAGATCAGGATAGAGATTACTTGGTATGGTATTTAATTGAATTTGCAGAAGATCTCCATCACCGACTAACTGGGCAAGACATTTATTTCAGAGCAATTCTGACATCCGGTTCATTTAATCACTACCAACTTGAAAACATTAACTGCTTTTTTGGGCTAGCGTTGGTAAATGCTTATCTCTCAGAAAAGAACATCCCATCACTTGGCCTATTCATAGATAATCACTGCAATAAACACAACTTATATTTCAAGGTTTCTCCTTTCGATAAAGATCTATCATTCGTTTATCTAAACAGAAGTCTAGAAGATCTAAACAAATTAACAGGAGGTTATTACCCAAGCAAAGATTCCATTTTATCTGATCTTGCTCCTTACGTCCCATGGCAAGTTAATTTTTTGAAAGACTTGTATGACAAGATGCGTGGACATGATTCACCAATAGTTCGCACTAAATTTTTAACAGCATGGGATTTTTACGCTAAAAGGTACCCATCATTAGTTAAAGCTTTAACCGAAAGCAACTTTTCGCTATCAAGCCTTGCTCCTGAAAATACATGGATTGATGAAAGCAAAGCGATGGAAAATGATATAAAGCGATATAAGAGAATTGGTAGCGGTACTCAACTGTCAATCCAATTGAGAAAGCAAGTGAGGCAAAAAAAATCATAGCTTATCATTATGAGCAATTCATGGAGCTGAAGTGAATTGAATTGACGGGAAGTGAAGGATCACAAAAAGGATCTGACTAACCTTGCGCGGCCAATGCTGACGCGGGATGCCATTACCCTCCCCCCGTCGTTCACCTGCATGGAAATCGACACATAAAGCGGGCAGGCGAGGCGGGGTCTTGACTGCGCGCGCCGGGTGCTGAGGGGCCGCCGCCCCGGGGTGTCAGGGCGCTGAACGCCAGGCAAAACAAAGCCCCCTCGGTGAGGGGGCCTCTCTTACGCCGTTTTAGCGACTCATAAGGTCCTTGTAACTGTAGCCTCGCCTATGCCGCCTGCCCTGTCAGATCTGACAGTTGATAGATATTCGATGAAGGAAGTCATGCATCTGCTGCACTGAAATCCATCTTGTTACGATCCATTCAGCCCTTGCAGCACCAACTGCCGCCCCTCTGGCGTCAGTGAGCCCATCAAGCTCAGCACTAGCTGGTTCGTGGTCTTGGCCGAGGGGCTTAGGGTGTGGGCGAACGACAAGGTAGCCACCCAGCTATGGCCACATTCAGCATCGGTGCACTGGCAGTAGAGATCCGAGACATCATCGCTCAGTCGGTTAGTCTTGGTAATGCGGCCCCGCTGGCCACACACTTTGCAATAAACCCGCATTACGCCCCCTTTTCTATCCAAATCAACAGCCTATCTTGCCACAGCAGACACTGTTTGTTTATACAGTTGAACCGATATTCTCCCGAAAATCGACCCAGAGGGAGCGAGGGAGTCCCGCGCTGTTGATGGCATCCTGGATAAGGTCGCACAGCGGCAACACCTCGTTACGGGCATAGGTGGCATCGTACTTCTCGGGATCCCCTAGCCCTCCCCCGCCATTGGTCGGGATAATGCCGGCCAGCGCCGCCGGAAAGCGGTGCGCCGTCAGCACATCCTGGGCAGTGATCCCCTTGATGGCCGCGAACTCGTCCTTGGTCGCGATGTCCCCCACCGGGATCAGCTTGATGCCATCGGGCTTGCCGTCGGGGATGTTCACGAACATGGAGCGGAAGTTCCCCACCCCCTTGCTGCTCGCGATCATCTCCTTCATCTCCTCCTCGGTGTCGTCGTCCATGTTCGGGTCGGTGGCATAGAAGATGAACCCCATGTGGGCGCCGTTGAGGAAGTATTTGCGCCGAAACAGGGTAGCGTCCTGGTTGAGCAGGGCCGACTGCAGGCCGCCCAGGTAATCGGGCATGCCATAGACCTGTTGCTCGGGATCGTACTGGGCCAGCCAAATCACATCCTCCGGCCGGTAAATCAGGTTCGGCTTGCCCTGCTGCAGATAGACAAAGCAGCCATCCTCGCGCCGGCGCAGGTAGACGCTGGAGAGAGGGTGCAGCCCTACCACCTGGCCAAACCCATTGCGAATTTTAAGCAGGCCCGCATCCCCGAACTGCAGGTAGTTGTGCACGAACGCCGTGATGGTGGCGCGCTGGTTGGTGAAGCGCCCCGCCACCATGTTGCGCCTTGCCATCAGGATGGCCCCATGGTGGGCGTTGGCCCTGGCCACCTTGGCCAACCCCTTGCGCTCGATAGGCGGCTGGTAATATTCGCCGTAGGGGTTGTAGAACACCCCAGTGTAATCGGTCATCCAGGCCGTGGGGTCGATGGCCTCTGGCATGCTGAAGGCCACGGCGCTGCGGTTGAGTGAGGTGGCCGCCTGGGCCGGTTGTTGTTTCTGTCGCTTGGTCATGCTGCCTTTCTCTCCTGGCTGGTTGCCCAGGTGGATTTCCGTTTGCGGTAGGTATCTAGCGGCTCATTCGCCACGGCGTGGGCGATGGCAAAAAACACGTCGGCGTGTCCGGTCACGTTGTCCCGGGCGGCGCGGAACGTCATCTGACCGCCGCCAGTGGTGCTGCGCTTGATGGCGAGGAAGGCGAGCGGGATGTCCCGATCCGAGCTGTCCCACTCGATGCGATTCGCCTCCACCACGTCGATCATCTTGAGCACCAGTCGCGACTTGCTCTCGATGCTGTAGTTGATGGGGTGGCACACCCCTTTAAAGACGGGCTTCAAGAGGTCAAACACCCCGGCGCCGATGCCGGAGACATCGACCCCGAGGTACGTGACCCGGAATTTCTTGGCGATGCGGGTGATCTCCTGGGCTTGGAACTGGAAGTTGAGCCCGCGCCAGTAGTGCTTTTCCAGCACCCGGAAGCGCTCGCCGGCGACGGTGGGCGGGGCGACCACCACCAGGGTGGCGTTGTCGCGGGTGCGGCTCGGGTCATAGCCCAACCACACCTCTCGCCGGCCAAACGGATCGGGGCGCCCGGGCTTGTAGTCCTCCCACCGGGTCGGGTCCACCCCTGCCCGCTCCATGTCCTGGAACTTGAACACCGACAGGGCATCGTCGATAAAGCGGCACATGTAGAGCCTGTCGAACACCTCCTCCGGGTACTCGTCCTTGAGCTCCTCGATGTCGATGAGGTGGCAACCGAGGCGAATGGCGTCCTCGATAGTGATGACGTAACGCCACTGCCTGTCTGGGCAGACGCGGCCACCGTCGCGCAGGTCGTCCTCACCCGGGAAGTCGATGGCCACCCGGCTCGGGCGCTGCCCCTTCCAGCGATCCCCGGTCCAGAACCGGTACGCCTCGTGCACCTTGCTCGACGGTGTGGAGAAGTAGGTCTTGCGCCAGTGGCTCTGGGTCGCCATGGCGCTGGCCACGTCCGAGAGCTTCTCGAAGTTGGGGATCCAGAAGTATTCGTCGATGTAGACGTTGCCGGAGCGGGATTGGGCGCTGTTGGAGTTGGTGGAGCAGAAGTGCAGCTCGGCTCCGTTCGACAGCACGATGGGATTGCCGGTCAGGGTGACGCCGAGGAAGGTCTGGGCAATCTTGCAGATGTAGGAGCGGAACACCTCCGCCTGAGCCCGGGTGGCGGACAGGAAGATCTGGTTGCCGCCGGTCAGCACCGCATCTTCCAGCGCCTCGCCGGCGAAGTAGTAGGTCATGCCGATCTGACGGGACTTCAAAATGTTGCGGGTTCGCGGCAGCGCCGGGTCGTTCTTGGCCTCCCGCACCCGCAACTGATAGCCAAACAGGGTGCCCAACCATTCGGTGAAGTCGGCCTCGGTCAGGTGACCGATCTCGTTCTTGGCCTTCTTGCCGCCCTTGCGACTGCCGCCTGCCTGGCGGCTTTGCTCACGCTTGCCACGGTTGGGCCCAGGCTCATGCCCTTGCTCACGCTGTGCCTTGAGGGCCTGCTCGCGCTCGGCCCACTTGAGCGCCTTCTCTTTGAGGCTGACATGGTGGCCGATGAGCCTGTCCAGTTCCTCCTGCTCGCCCGGGCTTTTCTTCTCCCGGTGCAGTAACACCTGCACCCGGCGATTAATGGCATCCTCGACCGCTTCCTCGGTCAGCAGGTCGCGCCAGCCGAGCTTTTCGGCCCAGTAGTAGATGATGCGACAGGAGTTGAGCCCCAGTTCGTCCTTGATCTCCTGGGGTGTCCATCGTTTAAGGTAGAGTCCCTTCGCCGCATTGCGGATCTCTTCGGGGTACGCCACGGCGCCTCCATCCGGTGAATGATGGCGCCATCATAGCCAGCCCCCTCCCCCCACTTATCCCACTGATGTTCTGAGCAATTCGGATTTCCTGCTGGATCCGAATCCCGCCGAACACCATAGCGTGAAACCCCCTTGCCGACCCGATAGCCTGAGCCCGCATCACTTGGGAGCAGGCATGAACGAATCAACCTTGAGAACTGGCTGGGTCTGTATCGCCACCGAAGGCAAAGCGGTGGACGGACGGGACATTACCCGCGACTGGCTCACCGACATGGCCGAGACCTACGACCCGACCTATTACACCGCCGTCATCTGGCCCGATCACGATCGCTGGTCCAGCTACGGCACTGTGCAGGCCCTCAAGACCGAAGAGGTGGATGGCAAGCTCAAGCTGTTCGCCATCCTCTGCCCGAATCGGGATCTCATCTACTACAACCAGAGCGGCCAGTATCAGTTCTGCTCCATCGAGCCCTTCGAGAACTTCGCCGATCTGGGCCGCACCTACCTGCTGGGCCTCGGTGTCACCGACGAACCGGCCAGCATCGGGACCACCCATCTCAAATTCAGCAACAGCAACAAGGGGCAGGCCGTTGGCACCAGCGAGCCGCTGGACCTCTCCACGTTCAAGCTACCCAAGCACGAAAAGGCCGATGGCCTGATCGCCAAGTTTTTCAGCTTCCTGGCCAGTCATGGCGAGCAAGTGCCCACGACTCCCCCCAGCCAACCCGAGGATGAGGAAATGACCAAAGAACAGTTCGACCTGCTGCTGGGGGCCGTCCATGGCCTTGGCACCAAGATCGAAGGCTTCAGCACCAAGCTGGAGACCAAACCCACTACCGAACAGCCTACTGCACCGGCTGCTGAGCCCGCCAAGGTGGACGCGCAGCCCGGCATCAGCGCCGAGCAGTTCAGCAAGCTGGAAGAGACCCTGAACGGTCTGGCCAGCACCGTCGGCGAGCTGAAAGGCCAGATCGACCAGTTCTCTGTCGAGAAGCCGGGCCAGCGCCCGGACGCCCTCGGCGGTGACGATACCCCTGCAGTCTATTAAGGAGCGACCGTGAGCCAGACCCTTACCGTCCAGGCCATGCAGCGCCTGGAGCAATACAACAATGCCCTGGCCAAGGCCTACGGCATCCCCGTCAACGCCCTGGCCAAGCAGTTCAGCGTCACCGGCCCGGTGGAAACCGGCCTGCGCGCCGCCCTGCTCGCTTCCGTCGAATTCCTCGGCCTCATCACCTGCCTGGATGTGGACCAGATCAAGGGTCAGGTGGTCCAGGTCGGCATCGGTAAGTTGTTCACCGGCCGCAAGAAGAACGGCCGCTTCAACGGCAAGATCGGCGTCGATGGCAACACCTACGAGCTGACCGAGACCGATTCGTGCGCCTCTCTGGACTGGGCAACCCTGTGCGTCTGGGCCAACGCCGGCAGCGAGGGCGAGTTCCTGCGCCTGGTGGGCGATTTCATCAACAAGGCGTTTGCTCTGGACATGCTGCGGGTTGGTTGGAACGGCGTGGAAGCGGCCGCCGATACCGATCCCGCCGAGCACCCGCTGGGGGAAGACGTCAACAAGGGCTGGCACCAGATCGCCCGCGAGTGGAACGACGGCAGCCAGATCATCAAGGCCGAGGCCGGCAAGAAGATCTACTTCGACCCGGACGGCAAGGGGGATTACAAGACCCTTGACGAGATGGCCTCCGACCTCATCAACACCACCATCGATCCCCTGTTCCGCCAGGACCCGCGTCTGGTGGTACTGGTCGGTACCGATCTCATCGCCGCCGCCCAGGCCAAGCTCTACAGCGAGGCCACCAAGCCGAGCGAGCAGATCGCCGCCCAGAAGCTGGCCGAGTCCATCGCCGGGCGCCGCGCCTACATCCCGCCCTTCTTCCCGGGCAAGCGGATGGTAGTCACCACCCTGGACAACCTGCACATCTACACCCAGCGCGGCACCCGCAAGCGCAAGGCTGACGATAACCAGGACAAGAAGTGCTTCGATAACCAGTACTGGCGCATGGAAGGCTATGCCCTCGGCGAGCACCTGGCCTATGGCGGCTTTGAAGAGGCCGACATCGAGATCGGCGCCGCGCCGGCGGCTCCCGAGGCCTAAGCCATGAGCTCACCCGGTCAACGTCACAAGCAGCGCGTGCACGCCGTGCAGGGGGCCCAGCAGGCCGCCAGCTCCGGCGTGGCCACCGGCGCGGTGGCCGACAGCCTGCACCTGCAACTGATTGCCCTGGAGCAGGACATGGTCCGGCTGCGCAAGCTGGCCCGCATCGGGGATCGGGTGAACATGAAACGCGATGAGCTGATGCCCAAGTACCGCCCCTATGTGGAGCGCTATCTGGCTGCCGTCAGCGAGTCGGGCCAGCCCTATCAGAACGAGCTGTTCCAGCGCCTCATCATCTGGGCTTTCGATGTGGGCGACTTCGATGCTGGCATCGCCTGGGCGGATCTTGCCATCGCCCAGGGCCAGCGCACCCCGACCAACATCAAGCGCGATTGGGCCCACTTCGTGGCCGACACCGTGCTGGAGTGGGCCGAGAAGCAGGCGGCCGAGGGGCATGCCGTCGAACCCTGGTTCTCCCGGGTGTTCGACAAGGTACGCAATGACTGGCGCCTCAACGAGCGGCTGACCGCCAAGTGGTTCAAGGCCGCGGGTTGCCTGCTGCTGCGTGACCACGACGGCCAGCCCCGCCCCAGCGCCGTGGGGGACAGCGCCACCCTGGAGCAGGCCGACCACTGGATGGCCCTGGCCGAGCAGATGCACGGCAAGGTGGGCGTTGGCACCTTGCGCCAGAAGATTGCCATGCGCCTGCGGGCGCTCAATCCCGAATAACGAACCGACTCTCCGCGCCGTCGCACCCCGGCGCGAATGCCATGGACCGCCTCTGGCGAACCCAGCGGCAATTGCGTGGCTTCAGGGGTGCACCCATTCAACCAGCGAGGCAAGCCATGTTTGCAGGCAAAGACATCGACTACAGCGCCGCCATTATCCGCAATGACGGGTTCTGGCCGGATGTGGCCGTCGCCGACTTCGAGCGCCGCCGTGCCCTGCCTGCCGATCTGGACCAGCAAACCACAGGCGCCGCCTTGCTGGCCGCCGTCTCTGAAATCAACCTGCAGCTCGCCAGCCACCAGGCCGCCCTGCAGGCCAAGGGTTATGCCAGTGCCGCCGCCGTGCCGGGGCCGAGCCTTGACGATGGCGCTGACTCCGGCAGAAACGCCCTGATCGAACAGTACCTGGCCGCCGTCTTCGCCCGGGCCAAGGCGGCCTTACTGCCGGAGTTCGCCAGCGTCACCGAGCGGGCCACCGCCAATAACCAGGTGGAGCGCTCCCCGGACCAGCGCGCCCAGTTACTGGCCGAGAGCCAGCAACTGGTGCGCAGCATCAAGGGCAAACACCGGGCGGGAGTGTCGCTGATATGAACGCAGCCATGAAAGAGCAGCAGGCCCAGGGCTACTTCCTGCAGGCGCTGCACGCCGAGTTGCTGCGGGTGCTACCGGCCAAGTGCCACAAGAGCCTGGATAGCTGGATGGAGAACGGCACCATCAAGCTCGAACCCAGGAACATGGGGCCCACCGGGGTGGACGTGGCCTGGCTCACCTATCAGGCGGTCTTCACCATCGAGCAACTGCCGTTTCGGGAGCTCGACCCGGCCATTCTGTTGGCGGCCGTCGCCGCCTGGGTACAGGAGCACGACGAGGTGCGCGGGCAGCTCGACCTGCCCGATCCCGAGTACGCCGTGACCCCGAACGACGAGCAGACGGCCGACCTCGAGATCCAGCTCCCCTTCGCCGAGCCGCTGCGGCTTATCGAGCACCCGCAAGGGCCCATCAACTGGCTCGGCAAGCACTGGAACGTGGCCCCCTATGACATCTGGGTGGCCGAACAGATTGACCTGAACGTGGGTGATACCGGCGCTCACCCGGTGGGTGGCCTCTCATGATCACCATCACCCTGGACACCCGTCGCGGCAAAGACCAGCTCAACCTGCTGGCCCTGCCGCCCAAGCAGCGCAAGCGCCTGGTATGGCGCGCCGCCAACGAGATGAAGAAGCTGGCCGCCCGTCACGTACGCCAGCAGCAAGACCCCAACGGCAATGCCTGGGCCCCTCGCAAGCGGGGCAAACGCAAGATGTTGCGCGGCCTGCCCAAGTTGCTGGTGATCCACGAACCGCGCCAGGACGTGGCCGAGGTTGGGTTCAAGAAAGGCACCATGAGCGCCCACGCCGGGGTCATCGCTAACACCCATCAGAAGGGGCACACCTACAAGGTGACGGCCGCCAGCCGGCGACGCATCGCCCCCAGTGAAGGCGGCAAGCAGAAGCAGGCCACCAAGGCCCAGGCCCGCAAGCTACGGGAGTTCGGGTTCAAGCGCCCCGGTCAGCGCAAGCGCTCATACCGCTCGGCATCGCTGGGCTGGATCACCGGCCACCTCAACTACGCCCAGGCGGGGTTGCTTATCAAGAAGCTCAAGGACGAACCGGCGGCCGAGAGCTGGGAAATCCATCTGCCGGCGCGCCCGTTCCTGGGCGCCAATGCCCGGCAGCGGCAACAGGCCTTCGCCCGCGCCCTGCAGAGCATCGATTACGGCTGGGACGTCAACAAGCAAGACATGAAGGGGAAATAACGGCATGTGGCCTTATGTACAGATCAACAACTTGAACCAGATGCAGGGGCCCGTGACCGAGGTCGAGCGCCACCTGCTGTTCATCGGCAGCGCCGCCAGCAACACCGGCAAGCTACTCTCCCTCAACGCCCAATCCGACTTCGATCAGTTGCTCGGGGCTGCGGACAGCGAACTCAAAGCCAACCTGCTGGCCGCCCGCAATAACGCCGGCCAGAACTGGTCGGCGGCGGCCTATGTCCTGCCCACCGACAAGTCCTGGCTGGACGCGACCCGCGACGCCCAGCAGACCCAGTCGTTTGAGGGGGTCGTGGTGCTGGGGCAAGAGTGGGACCAGGCGGCCATCAACGCCGCCCACGCCCTCAACCAGGAACTCATCGCCAAATGGGGGCGCTGGCAGTTCATGCTGCTGGCCGTGCCGGCCATCGCTGACGAACAGGACTGGTCCACCTACGAGGCCGAACTGGCCACCCTGCAGGACGGCATCGCGGCGAGTTCGGTTTCCCTGATCCCGCAGCTTTGGCCAACCCTGGCTGGCGCCTACGCGGGCCGCCTGTGCAACCGGGCGGTGAGCATCGCCGACAGTCCCTGCCGGGTGAAGACCGGTGCCCTGGTGGGCCTTGGCAGCAAGCCGGTGGACAAGGACGGGATCCCGCTGCCACTGGCCACCCTGCAGACCCTGGAGCAGAACCGTTACTCGGTGCCGATGTGGTACCCGGACTATGACGGGATCTACTGGGCCGATGGCCGCACCCTGGACGCCGAGGGCGGTGACTACCAGGTGATCGAGAACCTGCGGGTGGCCTACAAGGTGGCGCGTCGGATGCGCCTGCGCGCCATCGCCCGCATCGGGGATCGCTCGTTCAACTCCACCCCGAGCAGCACCGCCGCTGCCATCACCTACTTCGGCAAGGATCTGCGGGAGATGGCCAAGGCCGCCACCATCAACGGCCAGCCGTTCCCGGGCGACATCGCCTCCCCCCAGGATGGCGATATCCGCATTCAGTGGGTCGCCAAGAACCTGGTCTCGGTGTTTGTGGTGGTGCGCACCGTGGACTGCCCCAAGGGGATCACCGTCAACATCATGCTCGATTTGAGCCTCAACAATGGGGAGAGCTAACCCATGACCCGTCGTATCTCCGGTGCCAGCTTTGACACCACCCTCCTGGGGGCCATGGTCCACGTCGAAAAGGCCAGCCTCTCCATCACCGACAACAGCGCCGTGGCGCAAACACGGGGGATCCCGGATGGCTTCGTCGATGGCGATGTCGCCGCCGAGCTGGAGTTCGAGCTCGATACCAAGAACTTCTCGCAATTGGCCGACGCCGCCAAGCGGGCGGGGAGCTGGCGCGGGATGGAGCCGGACGATGTGCTGTTCTACGCCGACACCGGCACCGAGACCATGAAGGTGGAGGCCTTCGGCGTGAAGCTGCTGGTCTCCGACCTGCTCGACATCGATCCCAAGGGGGGCAGCAAGAGCGTGCACAAGGTGAAAGGCTTTGTGACCTCCCCCGACTTCGTTCACCTCAACGGCGTGCCTTACCTCTCCAAGGAAGACACCCGCCACCTGCTGGGTTAAGGGGGACGCTTGGACGACATCGACCGCGCCAACCATCACGCCGCCCGCATGCTGGCGGTCCAACTGGCCAACCAGGTGGGCAAGGGGCACTACCAGGGGGAGAGCCTGCACCAGTGCGAAGAGTGCGACGACGACATCCCCGAGGGGCGCCGCCGCCACGTGCCCGGGGTGCGCCTGTGCGTCCCCTGCCAGACCCGCCTTGAGAGGTTGGCCCGCTAACCAGAGCTACGGACATGAACCACATGCCTCACAAAGACCCGACCCTCGCCACCGCCCTGCTGGCCTGGCTGATGGACAACTGGCCCGCCGTCTATGGGGCCCTGCTGGCGCTGGCCATCGCCTTCCTGCGCATCACCTACGCCGGTGGGCGGGGTCGCCGCCGGCTGATCGAATCCCTGCTGTGCGGCCTCATCACCCTGGCGGCCGCCACCGGGACACACCTGCTCGGGATCCCCCAGGAGGCCACCCCCTTCCTGGGCGGTGTGGTGGGGCTGCTCGGGATCGACATCATCCGCGACAGGGCGGCCCTGATGTTTAGCAAGAAGGAGGACAGCAATGCCGCGCAGTGACTGCCATCCCCAGATGGCCGCCTTTCTCGACCTGATCGCCTATGCCGAGGGCACCAAGGGGCTGGGCGACGATGGTTACAACAAGCTGGTCAACCCGGCCGGGTTCTTCGGCGATTACAGCACCCATCCCAATGTGTCTGTCATCGTCCGCCCAGGACTGGTCAGCACTGCAGCCGGGCGCTACCAGCATTTGTCCAGGCATTGGCGCCACTACCAGGCGGCGCTCGGCCTGCCGGACTTTGGCCCCGTCTCCCAGGACACCTGGGCCATCCAGCTTATCCGTGAGCGCAAGGCACTGGATGACGTGATCAAGGGTCGCATTCAACAGGCGATCAGCAAGTGCGCCAACATCTGGGCCAGCCTACCCGGCGCCGGCTACGGCCAGCGCGAGCACAAGCTGGCGGATCTGCTGGCCAAGTTCACCGAGTTTGGCGGGGTGCTGGCATGAGCACGTTCATCCGGTTGTTACCGGCCCTGATCGGGTTGGTGATCGGCAGCGTGCTGTTTGCCCAGGGGGAACGGCTCACCCAACGCACCCGGGAGCTCGCCACCGCCAACGAGACCATTGCCACCCTGCGAGAGGCGAACGAGCAGATGGACAGTGTGCTCAAGACGCTGCGGCAAGAAGACAGCACACTGCGCCAACTGCTCGCCCACCAGAACGCGGCCTTGGCCGAGCTCGACAATCAGAACAGGAAGACCGCCGATGACCTGCAACAAGCCCTGGCCACGCCGCCGGCGGGCCGCCCGGATTGCGCTCGCGAGCCTTTGCCTGCTGGCGCTCTGCGCCTGCTCCAGCCAGCCGTTGAGCGTGGTGCAAACCCGGGTGGTAAAGCGGCTGCCGCCGCCGGGGCTGGTACCCCACTGCCCGGAGCCTGATTTCACGGGGAGCACCTACGGCGATGCCGTGCGGTTTATCCCCACCCTGCAGACGGCGCTGCGCCGCTGCCAAACCCAGATCACCACCCTGAACAACTGGATTACCCAAGAGGAAAACACCCCATGAGCACACCGATCATCACCCTCGACGTCGCCGGCAAAGAGCTGAAGTTCGCCCCCACCATGGTGGCCTACAACGGCTTCATCAACGACATGATGCCGAGCGACAAGGTGGCGCCGGCCCACAACTACCTCAAGAAGATCGTCTGCCAGGAGAGCAAGGCCGCGCTGGACGAGCTGCTCAAGCGCCCGGGCGCCGCCCTGCAGTTGGCGGGAGCCATTAACGAGCAGTTCGCCCCCACCCTGGAGATCACCGTAAAAAACTGACCGCGCGCGCCGAGGCCATCGAGCGCAACCAACTGGAGCAGGTGCTGGCGCTGCGGCGCTACTACCTGCCCCACGAAGAGGACGACCTCGACAGCCTGGCTCGCGCCATCTGGTTAGACAAACAACACCGAGAGTCCAACGCCGCCGCCGTGGCCGAGGGTATTGCCAAAGCACTGAACGGGTAACGACTGATGGCCTGGATGGAAAAATTGATGATGCAGGTGGCCCTGGTTGACCAGGTCACCAAGCCCCTTGCTGGCATCAATGCCCAGATGGACAAGGTCAGCAAGGCGGGCCGCCAGGGCTGGAGCAACATGGCCATGGGGGCCACCACCCTGGCCGCCGGCGGGCTGGCGGTGCAGGCGGCCCTCGGGCCCGCCATCGAGATGGACAGGGCACTCTCTGAGGTGGCCTCCCTCGATGTGCAAAAAGACGTGCTCGGTGCGCTCGGCCGCGAAGCCCTCAAGCTGTCCGTGCAGTATGGCAACTCGGCCACCGAGATTGTCCGCTCCTCCTACGACATCCAGTCCGCCATCGCCGGGCTGGAGGGCAACGAGTTGCCCGCCTTTACCCGCGCCTCGACCGTCCTTGCAAAGGCCACCAAGGCCGACACCGCCACCATCACCAACTACATGGGCACCATGTACGGTATCTTCGAGCAGCAGGCCAAGCAGATGGGCAAGGCTAACTGGGTGGAGGATGTAGCCGGCAAGACGGCGCTCGCGGTGCAACTGTTCAAGACTACCGGCCAGGGCATGGCCGATGCCTTTGGGGCCATCGGTGCCAACGCCACGGCGGCCGGGGTGTCGATGAACGAGCAGTTCGCCGTGCTGGGTCAACTGCAGGCCACCATGGGCGGCGGCGAAGCCGGGACCAAGTTCAAGGCGTTCCTGGCCGGGGTGGGCAGTGCCCAGAAGGCGCTCGGCATGAAGTTCACCGACGCGGCGGGCAACATGCTGCCGGTGCTCACCATCCTCGACAAACTCAAGGCCCGTTATGGCGAGACCCTGAGCGTGGCCGAGGGGGACGAGCTCAAAAAGGCGTTTGGCTCGGATGAGGCGGTGGCCATGGTCAAACTTCTGATGACCAACACCAAGGCCCTTTCCACCAACATCAATGCCCTGGCCAACACCCACGGCATGGGCAAGGCCGAGCAGATGGCCGCCTCTATGACCGACCAGTGGGAACGGGTGACGCAAGGATGGTTCGCCATCCGGGCCGCGGCCTTTGGGGTGGTGCTACCGGCCATCAACAAGGTGGTGGGGGTCTTTGCCGATGGTGCCGACACTGTGCTGCGCTGGACCCACCTCTTCCCGAACCTAACCCGGGTGGTGAGCTATGCCCTGCTCGCCATCGTGGGCCTTAGCATGGTGACCGGTGCCTGGCTGCTGCTCGCCGGGCTGGCGAAGATGACCACTCTCGGGCTCGGCATCGCCTGGTCGCTTCTGATCGCCCCGCTCAACCTGCTCAAGGCCGGGCTGGTTGCCTTTCGCGCCATTCTACTGGCCGTCAACATCGCCATGTATGCCAACCCCATTGGCCTGATCATTGCCGGGATAGTGCTGCTGATCGGCGCTGTCGCAGCGGTCATCTACTACTGGGATGACCTCAAGAAGACCCTGGCGGATTGGGGCGTGTTCGACGCCATCCAGAGCATGATCGACGGGGCCGTCGCCGGCTGGGCCAGTTTCATGCAACTGCTCGGCAACCTAAGCCCCTTCCAGTTGCTGGGGCGGGCGGTGGACTGGCTGATCGAGAAACTCAACCTGATCCCGGGGGTCAATATCGAACTCGGCGGCATGCCGGACCTGCAGATGCCCGCGCTCACCCCGCTGACCCTCCCGGTCATGCCGGGCACGGTCAGCGCCCCCATGGCAGCAGAGCAGCAACAGTCCTCGATCACCGCTCCCCTCGCCCGCTACCGCCAGCCGGAGCAGAGCAAGGTGCCCACGGGCGGACTGGGCCAGCAGTTGATCCAGGCCAATGCGGCCGCGAGCGCTGCCAACCAGAAGCCCGCCAAGTCCTTGCACATCGGCGAGGTGCACATCACCAACCAGAATCCCATGACCCCGGAACAACTGGCCGAAAACGCCTGGCTGGAGACCAAGTGATGAGCGAACCCAAATACATCGACATCCTGGTGGTGAACGGCGCCTGGCAGCTCGATGCCGGCGGCCAGCCCCGCACCACCCAGGACCGCCACAGCATCGGTCAGGACATCAAGCACCGCATCATGGAGTCCGGCCTCGCCCGCAAGCTCATCGGCGAGCGCAGCCCGACCCTGCGCAGCGACGTGATGACCGAGATTGAACTGCTGGTTGAAGACGACGAGCGGCTGGTGCCCGGTACCATCTTCATCAGCGAAGAGGCCCCCGACCGGGTGCTGGTCACCGCCCGCACCTATGAATTCGGCGAACTGGAGGTAACCCTGTGAACCTGCGCCCGACCGTGGACTTTATGGCCCTGCTGGCCGAGGCAGGCGTGCCGACCACCGAAGTGGCCATGGAGGCCGAGCTCAAGAAGGAGGTGGTGGCCGCCGGGTCGCTTATCACCAACGACAGCGATGTGAGCCCGTTCTGGCGGCTGGTGCGCGGCGTGGTCATCAACCCGGCCCTCTGGCTTATCCGCACCCTGCTGGCGGGCCATGTGCTGCCCAACACCTTCGCGGCCACCGCCACCGATGCCTATCTCGACCTCAAGGCCTGGGATGTGGATCTCACCCGCAAGGCGGCCCAGAAGACCCGGGGCCTGGTCAATTTCGTCAAGGCCAACCCGAGCGACGCAGTCACCATCCCGGCCGACATCTGGGTCACCACCGAGCGCATCAACGGCACCATCTATCGCCTGCGCCCCCTGCAGGCGGTGGTGAGCCCAGCCGGGGAAGCGGTGGCCCGGGTGGTGTGCGAGGCCGAGCTCGCCGGCGCGGCCTGGAACCTGGCCCCGGGGTATTACAACCTGCTGAGCGAACCGGTGACCGGCATCCTCTCGGCCCGCAACGATGACAAGGAGTGGATCACCACCCAGGGCAGCGACGTCGAGAGCAACGACGCGCTCGGCCTGCGCATCCAGAACCAGTTTTCGGCGGTGGGGCGCTACCACATCGACGCGATTTACCGATCCATGCTGGCGAGCGTCGCGGGGATCCGTGCCGATCACATCTTCTTCGAGCACGACGCCCCGCGGGGACCCGGTACCGCCAACGCTTACATCCTGCTGGAGGTGGGTGCCACCCCGGCCAGCCTCATCAACCAGCTCAACGACTACGTGGGCCGCCAGGGCAACCATGGCCATGGGGATGATCTGTTCGTGATGAGCATCCCTGAAACCCAGCACAGCCTCACCCTGGCTCTCTGGCCGCAAGCCAACCTCAGCGACGAGCAAAAGGCCGCGCTCAAAGCCGGCGCCGAGAACCTCGTCAGGGCGGCGTTTCGCCAGTCGGCAGACTTCCCGGCCGTCACCCGCACCTGGCCACGCTCGCGCTTCTCCCTCTCCCAGCTTGCTCGCGAGCTGCACAGCCAGTTCCCGCAGCTCCAGAGCCTGCGCTTTGGCGAGAGTGACATCGTCGCAGGGCTGGCCATCCCACGATTGAAGACGCTGACGGTGACCCTGCATGACTGACCCGACCCCCCTTGAGCACGAGCGGCAGGCGCCAGTGCTACCCGATGCCAGCGCCCCCTGGTGGGAAGATGGCTACACCATCAGCCCGGCCCATGCCGAGCCGGGGTTCCTGGCCAAGGGCATCAACGCCTTCTGGCAACGGCTCAAGGGCTGGCTGCTGCTACCACTGGCCCAACAAGATCCGCTGACCTGCTCGGAGTCCTTGCTGGCCCTGCTCGCCTGGGAGCGGGACATCACCCGTTTCAATGGCGAACCGATTGAGCTCTTTCGCAAGCGGGTCAAATTCGCCTTTGTGAACGCCCGGGACGCCGGCGAAGTGGCGGGCTTTAAACGCATCTTCGAGCGCCTTGGCATCGGCTGGTGCGACATCCACGAACGCCAGGCCGGCACGCCCTGGGACGTCATCACCATCGAGGTGACCGACGGCGCCATCGCGAGCAACCAGCAACTGATGGAAACCCTCATCCAACACTATGGCCGCACCTGCCGCCGCTACCGCTTCCAGGTGGTTTACCCGGTCACCGCCACCCTGCGTCCCGGTCGCATCGACATGAACCAGCAGGTGTTCGGCGCATCACTCAAGAGGACCCCATGAGCCAGATCATTACCAACGCTTTCGCCAGCTACCTGCAGGCGAGCCTCGCCAACCAGACACCGGTGGTGCTCGATGAGTTCGTGCTGGCCAACATCCCGGGCCTGGACCCGAACAAACCGATAAGCCCGGATCTTGGCTTGCCACCGGCGGGCCAGATCGTGCATCGCCGCGCCGTCGATCAGCGCGGGCGCATCAACAACGACGCGGTGGCCTACACCATCGTGATGGACACCACGGTCGGCGATTTCAGCTTCAATGCCCTGTACCTCATCAACAAGGCCAGCGGCATGGTGGGGATGATTGTGCACAAGGGGCTGGAGACCAAGCTCAAGACCAATGAAGCCAGCGGCCAGACCGGCAACAGCCTGGTCAAATCCATGCTGATGGAGTACGACCGAGCAAGCGAGGCCACCGCCACTCACGTGGACGCCAGTACCTGGCAGATTGACTATGCCGCCCGCCTGCGCGGGATGGACGACGACCTGCGCCTGCAGGCGCTGCAGTTCTTCGGGCCGGCCACCTTCTACGGCGACGGCTTCAAGCTGGTGAACGAATCCGGCGTCTACAAGGTGCAGCCCGGGGTGGCCTATGTGGGCGGCCTGCGCGCCCAGCTCGACGAGGTCAGGAAAATCACCCCAGGTGCCAAGCCGGTGGGGCTCTGGCTCGACATCTACCGGGCGGGCTCCCTGCTCAATGCCTGGGTGAATCACTTCACCCTCACCCTGAGCGTGCCGGCCCTTACCGACTATGTGGACGGCAACGGCAATCAGCACCATGTGACCAAGGTCGCCATCATCAACAGCGATGGCAGCGTCACCGACCTGCGCCGCAAGCGCATCATCGAACTCTCCGGGGATGTGACTGGCAAGGGGATCCTGGAGGATGCCCAGGGCGTCAACATCGTGGTGGAGGTCAAGGACAACAGCCACGGCCATCTGATGGAGAACGTGTCCGGGTTAACGCAAGCGCTCGCCAGCAAGCTCGATGTCAGCGGCTACAAAGCCCGCCGCGACATGTTGAGCAACAACGGGAGCGCCTTTGGCGTGACTTACAACAAGGACATGAACACCTGCACTGCCGGGGAGTTCGGGTTATACGAGAAAGTCCGCAGTCAGAACGCACCCCCGACATCAGGCAACTATTTCTACTGCGAGACCAAGCGCATCTATGCGGCCGAGCCCCTGATCCAGATTGCCTGGCCATACGACGGGGATGGGGTGCTGGCAATGCGCAACTACAGCGCCAATACCTTTACCTGGAGCCCGTGGCGCGAGGTCTTCGACACAGGCCACAAGCCGACCATCCAGGAAGTCGACGGCCTGCAGCAAGCACTGGGCGGCCTCTCATCCACATCTCACTCGCACCCGGGTTCTTGGCTAAACCCCATCAACCTGGGAACCGAAGACCTCGACACCCTGAAAGAACCCAAGGTGTATGCCCAGCATGCCAACGCCAACACCTCCCCCGCACGCCATTACCCGGAAAACAGCGCGGGGGCACTCATCGTCAGCTACGGTGCTGGCCCCCAGCAGACCTACCTGGTCTACAACTCCAGCCGGGTCTGGCGCAGGGCGCAATACAGTACCGGTGCCTGGACACCCTGGACCCTGGATTACAACACCGGCAACAAACCCACGCTGGCCGAGCTCGGTGCGGCTGCAGCGAGCCACTCGCACCCCTGGTCACAACTGACTGGGATCCCGGCCTATGCATCGCGCTGGCCCAGTTGGGGAGAAGTTACCGGCAAGCCCGGCACCATGCCGCCATCAGCCCACACCCACCCCGCGGCCCAGGGCAACGCCGACATTGTCGCGAGCAGCTACGGGCAGGTGGGCACCTATGTGTTGGCGTCCAACGTCTCCGGTGCGACCAAGGGGATCGGCGCCACGGTGTCTGGGTCCAGCCTGGTCCCCGCCTCGGCAGGGGAACGGCACCAGGATGGCGCCAGCCTGGCAGGTACCTGGAAATGCCTCGGTTACTCAGTTGGCTCTGGTGGCCCCTTCGATACCCGCATCACGCTCTGGATAAGGATTGCCTGATGGAGATCATCACCGCCAAAAACGTCATCGCCTACACCGGCCAACCGGATGCCCTGGACATGGAGGTGGCCTTTGCCCACCTGCCCGGGCAGTTCGTCACCTTTACCGCTCGCAAGGACGACTCGGCCGAACATGGGCGCGAGCTCTATGTGCGCGCCATGTTCGGCGAATTCGGCGAGATCCGCACACTGGCCCAGCCCGAATGCATACCAAGCGAAGCGGAGCAGCAACGCAAGCTCGATGCCCTGCAGGCAGAGGCCGCCCTGCACATCGCGCCCCTGCAGGACGCCAAAGATCTGGAGCTGGCCACTCCGCAAGAACTGGCCAAGCTGGAAGCCCTGCAACGCTATCGCATCACCCTGATGCGCCTGCCGCAAAGCGAGGGCTGGCCAAGCTCGGTCACTTGGCCGGAGATGCCCCAATGAGTTGGGTACAGGGGGCGCTGCGCTGGCCCGCCAGTGCCGGCAGCATACACATCCGCGCCCGGGAGGTGCTGGGGCAAATTCCGGCGAGACAGGCGAGCGCCATGGACCGACTGCAGGGAGTGGCCGCGCGGACCCAATATCGGCGCCACCCGCTTAGCGAGGCGGCCGGGGGCTTGGCCGGTCTTCGGGCCGATCTCGATCGGCTGCTGGTGAATGGCCACTGCCTCACCGTCACACCCTACCTGCACGGGGTGGGCCAACAACAGGGCAACCAACACCATCTGTCCGCCCCCAACGCGGTGGCCTCCCTGGCCGCCAAGCTGCAGGATGGCGCCGACCCACACCTACCCAGCAGGAAGCAGCATGCCCTCGCCTGGCTGGTGACCGGCAACAGCGCCGAGGACTTGGCCCGGCAGTTGGCGCCCCTCTGCGCCCTACTGCCGCTGCCGGAGTGGTGCGCCACCCTGCGCAGCCTAACGGCCAGTAACGACCCCATGCACCAACCCACCGCTACCAGGGTGCCGCGCTGGCGCGCCGGCGAGCCCCTTTGCTGGGCCCCGCTGCGTCCAGCCAGGGCAGCCCTTGGCGCTGAGCTGGCCCAACTGGAGAGCCTCGCCCGGGATAGCCAGAGCCCCATCGACAAGCTGCAAGGGCTCGCCGTGCGCCGCAGCGCCCGCCTCGATGCGTTGGCCACCACCCTGGCCGAGCTGGGCAAGCTGTCCGGCACACTCTGGCACTGGCAAGGCCAGGGCGATGTGGCGAGCCTCGCCACCCAACTCGGACAGAGCACGCCCCCCGACCACAGCATGAGCATGACAGTCGGTGCTCTGCTGCTTTCCCCCTCCCCGCTCACCTTCTGGCAGGAGTTGAACCCATGAGCCAAGCCATGCTGACCCTGGATGGCGAACCCATCAACATGAAGTCGATGCGCGTCTCCGCATCGATGCAGTTTCAGGACAAAGACCAGAGCGGCCAGACCAGCTCAACCAGCAGCGCCGAACAGGGCGCCAAGGGCAAGGAGCTCGACGTCTCCGGCCTCATTCCGTTCAAGGAGGAGCGCATGCTGAGCCGGCTGTTTGAGCTGGCCGATTCCAAAGGTAGCGGCGGCAAGCGCCACATCTACCGGGTCGGGTCGCTGTTGGCCAAGTCGGTGAAGGTTCGCCAGGCGAGGTTCGCCGGACGTATCACCGCAAGCGAACAAGAGGGACTGCTGGCCTGGCAGGTGCAGTTCACCTTGAAGGAGTTCAACTCGGTGCCGGAGAAGCGCGAGCAACGCCTGCCCAAGCAAGCCCCGACCGTGGGCCAGGGCACTGCCAACACCAGCGCCGCCAAGCCCGGTGGCAAAGAAGCGAGGGATGAAGCACAGGACCTCAGCAGCTTCGAGCGCTACGTGCTCCAACCGATGGATGACATGCTGGCATGAAACTGACCACCTCACTGACCCTCGCCGGCCAGCCGGTGCACCTCATCGACAATGACCTGGTGCTGGATCTCAACGCCGGCGGCCGCGCCGCCCTTACCATCGAAGGCACCGCCCGCAAGGGGCAGACCTTCACCCTGGACACCGGCTATAACGGCGACCTGCGCCGCTGGTTCACGGGCTACGTGTACGACGTGCACCCCGCCGCCAATGGTGCCAGCAAGCTGCTGTGCCGGGAGCTCGCCGGTGCCCTGGGATCCCGCCTCCCCGTCAGCCAGCAGCATGCCACCCTGCGCGGCCTGCTGGCCTGGCTGACCGACCGCTGCGGGCTCACCTTCCTGCTACCCCAAGGGGCGGACTACACCGACCGACCGATCCCGAACTTCACCAGCGCCGGCACCGGCTATCAGTTGCTCGATAACGCCGGGCGCGCCTTCGAGGTGCCGGACTTTGTCTGGTACCAGCAACCGGATGGCGCCATATACGTGGGGAGCCACGCCCATAGCCGCTGGCACGACAAGGTGGTGACGCTCGATCCCGCCTGGTCAGGGAGACAGGCGGGCGACACCCTTACCCTGTCGCCGGTGCCGGCCATCCGGCCCGGGGCCATCATCAACGGCAAGCGGGTGATGCGGGTACGTCTCAAGGGCGATGAGATGACCCTGACCACGGCGACACCCGGCAAACCGGTGAAGTCGCCGGAGCGGCGCAAGATGGAGGGGGAATTCCCGGAGCTGGCGGACAAGATGCACCTGCCCAAATTCGGACGGGTCGAGGCGGTGAGTGATCAAGCCACTGCCGGCCAGCTCAATGATCCCTTTCGCCCCCGCTATGCGGTGGATGTGCAACTGCTAGGTGAGGACGGCCAGCCGGACAAGGCGGCCCCGCTGTATCGGGCGGTGCCGCTGCCGGTGCTGTTCGGCGGGCAGGAGCAGGGCCTGCTGCAGTTCCCCATCGAGGGGACCTTGGTTGAGCTGGGGTTCGCCTTCGGTCGGGCCGACCGGCCCTTTATCCGTACCGTGCTCGGCAGCGGCTGGGCTTTACCCGATATCGCCCCGGGCGAGCAACTGCAGCAGCAACGGGCCGAGGTATTCAGCCGCATCGATACCGTGGGGAACCTCTGCCGCCACACCGACCGCCGCCTGCACGACCAGGCCCTGCAGATGCAGCATCAAAGCGATGACTACCTGGGGGACCATGGCCAGCATCGGCTGCAGGTGGCGCAACACAGCGTCGAAGAGGTGGGTGGGTTCAAGCTTATCGAGGCGCTTGGGGCCATCGAGCTGCTGGCCGGCGACGATCTTACTTTGGGGTGCCTGGGCAATCAGAGCCAGACCACAGCCGGAGATCTGGTCGAGGTAGTGGGACAACTGCGCCGGGCGGTCGCCGGCGAACTGCAGCACCTGGAAGCGCCCTGCTCCTGGGTGGGGACAGATAGCGTGAACATCTTCCGGCTGCTGCTGCAACTGATGAACGTGGTGGAGCAACTGGCCGCCGCCACGGCTGGCCATACCCACGGCAGCGGACCCGCACCAGGGAACAGTGCAGCCATGTCGGAACATGGCCAACAAGCCAAGCAACTGGCCAGCCAGCTATCCCCTATTATTGAGTGA